GCTAACTGAGGAGGAGCAAGCCGTTTGGACGGATGCTAGGAGTGAAGCAGCATTTCATGGTGCCCTTTTTGAGCAGTTCGGTTTGTTCAGGCTTAGGAGTGATGAGCAATACCAGGTGTATGAGGATTCTTCTAAAGCTATAGAGGAAATGACAGGATTTACTCTTGACCAACAGAAGTGGCTTAGGATGCATGGTTACAAAATTTGGGATTTGGTAGGTGGCATATCCCCAACCCAGCAGGCTATTCTCCAAGAGCTAGATGCCTATAGGTGGATGGGTTCTGTTAGACCTTTGCTACCAGGTAGGCAACAGGAAATTCTAAACAGATTAGAGTTGGATTGGGATGATGTTAGGAGATACACCGAAAACCAACAACAAGAGAAACTCCAAATACAACAGGATTTCCTTGGTGGTATCATCGGTGCTAGAGACTATAATGATAGGCTTATTGACCTCTATGATGACCAAACCAACTACATAGACCAGAAGATGAAGGAAAATCCTCTAATGACTTTGGAAGGTAGAACCGATTACTATAAGGAGTTTAATATACCTATGCCAGTCCTGCATCCTATGAGGGAACTCCTCAACCTCTACTTTGATATAGAGCTAAAGGATAAAATAGATGAGGAAACTGGTGAGAAAGTAAAGGACTGGGATACCTTTTGGGCACAAAGGGAAGCTATAGAAGGTGCTATACCACCTCATCTAAAGCAGGAGTGGGATGACTATATCTCTAGGAATTCTACTAGAATGGAGCTGGTAAGGCGGAAGGTGTATAAGGAATACTTCAGGGTATATAACAAAATTTGGGAGTCTGCTTTAGAAAGATACCCAGAGGAGGAGCAAAAGCTAATTAAGGAATTCCTTTACCTTGAACGCATGGACATAGACTTTGTTCGGCAGGATGAAATCAAAGCTATGGTCAGCGTAACGACAGGTAACAAGCTAGTATCCAGTTTCCGCACCGATGTGTCCAATGCCAGATTAGCACTTAGGTATGCTAATCCTGCCCTGGATGCTTGGTTGAGATTCTGGGGTAGAGTTGAGAGTTTCCAAACTCCTGAAGCTGGGATTATCTTCCAGCAGATTTGCAAGGATGTTGGTAAGAAATATACTATATCATAATTAACATTATCATAATAGTATAATAAAGTATATTGGTTGAGCTTGACATAATACTTGACAGATTATGTAAAGTTGTGATATAATATCCTTAGGAGGTTTAGAAATGCCAGACGAACAAACTCAGACCTATACCGTGAATGAGGATGGAACCATTAACATTATGGTGGATGGCAAGGTAATTAAGCATGTTAAGGAGTCTGACCTTCTAGCGGTAAAGGGGGGTTCCGAGAAGAAAGAGGGAGAGCTTTTGTCCCAGATAGCCGAAGCTAATAGGTTGAAGGATGAAACTCATAACCAACTTCTTCAGGAGCAGGCTGCCAAAGAGCAGCTTGAGGAACAAGCAAAAGAGGGTGCTACCTTGAAACCCAAGGTAGGTGAGTTGGAGACCCAGTTAAATGCTGCTCAGGAAAGCAGGAAGCAACTGGAAGAGGAGTTGCTTGGTATGAAGAGGTCTCACCTAGCTGTCCAATATAAGGTAAGTGAGGAATCTCTGAAAGACAAGGATATGAACCAGCTCAGGAATTTAGAGGATGCTCTTCAGCTTGTAGGGAACAAAGGAAAACCTGCTAAGTATGACATTGGACCATCTGGAGTTGGAGTAGGTGCACCTACCACTGTTTTGGAAGGGTGTAAGTCAGAAATAACACTTGCTAGGGAACTCCAGAAAAAGTCCAAATCTGACCCTGATTATCAATAAAGGAGGTAAGATACTGTGGCGATAGGACATTGGAATAGCCTTACCGAAGCTCAAAGGTTAACCGAGTCCCAACTTATCCCTGGTGTCATTGAGGAGGACATCAAGCGAAATAACCTGCTTGATAGGCTTCCTGTAGCACAAGCTAGGGGTAAGACCATTAAGTGGAATAGAGAGGTATCCAGCATTGAGGCTGATGTAAAGGACATAGAGATTGGTGAACAGCTGTCTTGGTCAGCTAGTGTAACCTATGACCCGCAGGAAGTGGCACTAAAGAGGTGCTATGTTCAGCGGGTTCTTGACAATTTCCTTCCTGATGTCTATGGAACCATCAATGACTATGAGGCTCAGATGCTATGGGAGATGAAGAAGGGTATTGTGAGGAAGCTAGGTGATAAAATCATCTATGATGATATTAGCTATGGTGCTGGTCTCACCAAGGAGTTTGATGGTCTCCATGCTCTAGCAGCGGTGCAAACTGGAACCAGCTTGGATATAGACAATGCTGAAGCTGGACTCTCCCTTGACAACCTGAGGAAGATGCTAGATGCTATGAAACATGGTTGTGATATTCTCCTATTCCCCTTTGAAATTGCTCGTAGGTTGGATGAACTATACCAGGAGCGTGGTCTATCTTATGCAGCTGATTATTCTGGAGCCACCACCATGTATAACCTTATGGGTTCCATTACCGTTGGCTGGGATGAAGCTGGTAAGCGTGTCATGTTCTTTGATGGTATTCCCATTGTAAGGACTGACTTCCTGGTAGCTGAAAACCAGAATGTTGGTGATGGCTCTAACCTCAGAGCTAAATACACCGCTGATGATAAGCAATACTCCGTGTTTGGCATCAAGTTCGGAGATGTCTTTAACGGTGAACCTGGGTTAATGCTTGGTTTCGGTAACACCCAAATGCTAGGACAGTTCTACAAGCTGGTTATGTTTGACGAGCTTGAGGACTATGATGCTGGCGGTATTAGGCTGGTTAATTATAGTGCGTTGCTCCTTGGGAGCAAACTTAGCCTAGGTCGTATCTTTGATATAGAAGATTCGGCAGTTACCGCCTAGTAGTAAAGTAAGAAGGAGGAACGATATGAGTTGGAAGTCAAAGGTCATGTCCGTTGGTGGTAGTGATACCATTTGGGAAGACCATGTAGAGATAAACACCGAGGACGATGATAAGAATGTCCGCCTTAATAGTAGGGACTATGCTAGAACCAGTGGTGGCTCCTGTGCTGTCCAGAGTAAACCTAATATAACGGTTGGTGGTTCTGGTGTAGATGTCCATAGTTTTGAGGCTTCTCCCAGATTTGCTGATGAAGCTGGTGGTAGGGATTGCATTGGTTTCAAATCCAACCCTATCCTGAAAGGAGATACTGGCACCTTGACTGGTGCCCTGAGATGCTTTGAGGGTAAGTTGGAGACTAATTATGGTGATAACCGAACCACAGCGGTTATGGCTGTCCTTGAAGCTATGAGTGATGTGCGTGGGACTGTAACCCAAGGTCCGACAGTCATCCTCGTCAACAAGGGTGATTATAAGGTTTGGGAGTCCGTCATGGAGTTGAAAGGTGCTGAGGCTGGTGTCTGGAATAATGACCCTACTACGGAGCTTAACAACCCTGGTGGCACAGTGAAGGGCTATATCAAGGTAATCGTCAATGCTGTGGATAGGTATATTGCCCTTTATGAGAAGGGTAATCTGGCTGACTAGTTAAGGTAATCCATAAGGAGGAGGTAATTACTACCTTATGAAACAACTTACGCTGAACACCCTCAAACAGGATAGACAAAAGTTTGAGACCATGTTGGAGGAGCAACAGCAACTCCTGAACAAAGCTCAAATGACCATCCTGAGACTTGAGGGTGTTCTTACTTATATCAACCAGAATATCACCTTTATGGAGAAACCACCAGAGAAGCCAAAGGAGGTAGCGGATGGCTGAATATGAATATCAGGTAACCATTACCTGGGAGAACGAACAGCAGGTTAAAATGCAAACCAAATGGAAAGGTGGGGATGCCGAGCTAATCATCCAATGTAATGAAAATGCTCACCTTCCAGAAAACTGGAGTAATATTGCCTCCATAATGAAAAGAACCTTTGACACCAAGGTTGATGTTATTGGGGAGGAAATGAAAGCATAGGAGGTTTTAGTTATGAGTCCGCTTCCAGTTCAAAATCTAACCACAGCAAGTTCGGATGAGGCAGTTAAGGAAGCTATCTCCCTATCCATAGAGCAATGTATGAGCGAACCTATCCCACAAGGTATGACTCCATCTGAGAGGAGAGCACAATGTTCCGCTATTTCCTATCAATATGCTAGGGATAGGACAGGCAAAGCTCTAAGTCCTCATCCACTAAGGCGATGAGTTTTTGCAAAAGGAGTTATATGACCATGATAATGAGACATATTGCTAGGGAGCAAATAACCGTTAGTAATGCAGTTAAGACCCTTACCGTAGCTACCGTAGTAGGTAATGTTATATATGCCGATATTCAGGTTCTCGCCCAGGATGTCCGTGTCACCTTTGATGGTTCTACTGACCCTGTGAAAGAAGCCACTGGAACCATTTGGGGTGCTTTTAGTGCCTATAAGGGTGGGGTTTATAGGCATTGGGGAGTTGAGAACCTAAAGAACCTAAAGTTCATTAACGAGTCTGGTAGTTCTGCTACCTTAGTAGTGGATTATTGGGGCAGACCTAGCTAGGAGATAGCAGTGTTAGTTAGGATTTACCGTTGGCTTTATACCAGACTAGGTGGGAAACCTTGGACTCTTATCATAAGGGATGAGCAAAGGAAATATCCCCTAGCCTTTATGTTGCTATTCCTTATCTGTGGTGTTGTCATAGGATATTGCCGACACTATTGGTGGCAACTCCTAATAGCTTTTGGACTAGGTATATTGGTAGGACATTTATGGTTTTAGAGATAGTAGGTATATTACTTATCACAATACATATCCTATAGCAAGGATATGTATCAAAGCACATAGCAAGGGGGTAAAGGTTATGGAGGAAGAGCTACAACTGATAGTATTTCCAAGTGAAGATAAACACGCCATAGGTTATGTAATAGCAAGAACATCTGAGGGATTAGTGGTTCGGAAACTTGCTGAGTTTAGGACTCTGGAGCACTTGGAGTTTCACGCTTATAGGGTTCTGGACTATGTAGCGAAGATAAGGAAGGGGAATATTCCTCAAGCTATTATTGGAGCTTTCAACGAAGAGGAGAAAAGTGAGGGATAAAGAATCACTATATGTGCAAGTAACTATAACAATTAGAACCTGCTAAGGGGCTGAGGTTGTAGAGCAGGTATTATTTAGTAATTAGTCGGAAAGGAGGAAAACTATGGGAGAAGGACGAGGGGAACGGGAGTTTGAGATTGGGAAGGATGAGGCTTGGTTTGCGAATGTAAAGCGTACCTACGATGAGTACCAGCATGAGTCGCTGGAAGCTATCAGGAAAAATCGTGCTTATGTTGAAAAAGTCCTAAGTGATGCTCAACAGCACGATAATGCCAAGCAGGAAATTGCTACCCAAGCTCTCCAAAACGCTGTTGAGACAGCTAATATGGTTAGTAAGCAAGCTGTCCGCCACAGCGACATCGCTATTGACCGACAATGGAATGTTGACGAGGTAGCCCATCTGGTCGCCCAGACAAGTGTGTTCAAGGATGCAATAGCAGCTGCGGTAGCAGCAGTGGTAAACACTGTGCTGGGTGGTACCAACAAGGATTAGCGTATTAACCTCAGCCCCCATAAGTAGGATAAAAAATTTGGAGAAGAAGGTGGAAAATAATCCCATTACCTATTTACATTATGTGGTTGAGGCTGTAGCTATTGTTGCTATAACCTTTATCGCCATTGCCTATATGACCGTTGGTGGGTATGAGGTTCCTATAATCATAGCAGCAATAGGAGTAATAGGTGGCATAGCTGCTTGGGATATCCATAAACGGGAGCAGGAATGAGAGAAATTAGCTCCACCCAAAGAACAGCACAGGAGTCAGCCTCAGCAACTCCTTATGTTTTCGTGAGGATTGATAGTGCTAATTACTCCTCCAACACTGGGAAGCTGTTGGGAATAGAACACCATGAATTACCATATACCACCGATGCTGTTGTTATCCTGAGAAACGATGACCGTTCTTTGGATGATGTTGACTTGGTAGGTAAGGATGTTGGTGTGGCTTATGGACATGTAACCAGTGTTGGGAATGAATATGAGGATATGTGTTCTAGGATGTATGTGAAATCCCAGCAGTTCCATTCCCTTGAAGGTAAATGTATCTGTGTCCTGCAATGCGAGGGAGTGTGGGATGTCCTAAGAGAAAAGAGAGCCATTCTCCTTGCTGACCCACCCAGCTATGATGTTGTTTATGATAGAACCAAAACCATCTATGAGTTAATTAAGATGCTCCTAGCTTCCTGTGATTACGACCTTGACCCCTTAGGAGACCAGGATGATGGTATTATCAATGACTTCAAACCTTACTTTGAACTGAATTACTTTCCTTATGAAAATGTTGCTTCCATCCTATACAGGTTGATACAAACGACCAAATGCTTCCTAAGAGCAAAGTCCGTAGGAGACTTCAAAATCATCTACCCGCATGAGGATGATGATGTGGATGAGACCTACTATTCCCGCAAAGCTCATTTCTTCCACGAATATACTGAGAAAAAGAACCTACTAATTCCTAACAAAGTAGCTGTTTATGGTAACAGAGACGAAACTGGGATTCCTTGGGAAAATCCCACAGTTGGAATAGCGGAGGATGCCGACCAAATTGCTAAATATGATGCAGGAGAAATCCTCTGGACTTTTGCAGCTCCTACTCTCCTTACCGATGCTGATTGTCAAAACCGAGCGGAAGCTATATTGGCTAGGTTCAAAGGTGAAACTTTAGCTGGGAGGCTGGTAGTTCCACATGACGCTAGGGTGGAGCTTTATGATAGGGTTAAGGTATATGATACTAGAGGTGTTTAATGCCAGGTTACACTATTACCAGTGTTAAGCTAAAATTGCGTAAAGCTGGTTCTCCAGGAACACTTACCGTTAGTATAAGAGCTACCGAATGGGGGTCGCAATATTATTATTCCCCAATAGGTGATGACCTATGCTCAGGGTCAATAAATGCCAACTCCATAACTGAAGATGCTGATGGTGTATGGTATGAAATAACTTTGGGTGCTGGTACCTTCCTTTCAGTAGGAACTGTATATGCTATAATTATGAGGGTTCCTGATGGAAATTACAGTAATTGGGTGTCATCCCAAGGTGATACTGTAGACCCTGCTGAAGGTTATCCTAATGGGACAGATGTTCACTCACCTAATAGTGGTGTAGGTTGGGGAGTTGTTGGTACTGGAACACTGGACCACCTATTTCAATGTTTTGGTGGTGACACCTTATATGAGAATTATCTAGCTACAACAGGTATTCCTACTGGTATTGCTTTTTATGGAGATAGATGGCGGGGGCAAACCTTCAAGACTGTAGCAATTCCTGAAGTAACTACCAATGCTGCTACCTCTATTGAAGTGGAGGCAGCTACCTTAAATGGAACTCTTGATGATGGTAAAGGGGAATACTGTGATTGCGGGTTTGAGTGGGGAGAAACTACAGCTTATGGTACTACCACTTCAACCCAAAGCAAACTTACTGGAGAAACATTCTCCCAAGCATTAGCTGATTTAAGTCCTGGAACCACCTACCACTTTAGAGCTTTTGCTACCAATAGTGCAGGAACTGGATATGGTGAGGATTTAACATTTACCACTCTTGGAGCAGCTTACCCTAAAGAACCTACAATCAGAGTAACAGGTTTAGTCCA